CAGACTTCATGTCGCTAAAGTCTTTGTAGATTGGCTCTTGCTTAAATGCACCGCTCAGCTTCATTTCATTCTCAAAGCCCTTTTGACCAACATCAATTGGTACTGTGACATTTGTCGCCCCAGACCGCTTTAACTTCATAATGTTTTCAAGGGTGATTGGCACACCCGCAGCCTGCAAAATTCTTACCTCTGCCGGTGATGCCTCTGGCTTGTCAAGCTGGCGCAAGTTTGCCAAAGTAGGGGCTAAGCCCAAGGCGTTTAGAGTCTTAATCGCTTCTGGTGATGCCTCTGGTTTGTCAAGCAAGCGCAAGTTTGCCATAGTCACCGGCAAGCCCAATTCCCTCAGTGTTTTGATGCTGTCTGGTGATGCCTCTGGCTTCATCATGTCAAGCAAATACTGCGTGCCTTTTTCTCGGCCAAGGCTGCCAATCAGCGCACGCTGCTGTTGGCTCAAGTTGCCAAGAACATTGGGCGCAGCAGCAGGGGCAGGGGCAGGCGGCACTGCCACGCCCGTCAATGGCGCTGGCTGTGCTGATGGTGCAGCCGCAGCCTCCATACCCTGTGGAGACTGCAAAAACTTTAAAAACCCAGCATCAGCCGTTGCAGTGCGTTGAGCCTCTTGCAGCTTCTGACCCAGCATCAGGTCTTGCAGCGACCCAGCACGCCCCTCTTGGTAGCTTTTCTGACCTGCTTGCAGTGCAGACCCAAAGGCTTGTCCCAATCCAATGGGGATTGCGCTGCGGCCACCGGCTTGCAGCAATGCAGCCGCCGCTGACAGCGCGGCATTACGATTCATCAGCTTGCGCTGGTCTTCGCTCAGTAGCGCATCAAGACCAGTTGGCGTGCCGCCCATGCCGCCGCCAAATATGCTGCCAAGATTTGCAAAGTCAAATTGGGTTGCCATTTTTATTCCTTAAAACAATCCAAGCAGTGCGCCAATTGCTGCGCCTGCTTCGCCGCTGACTGAGCCGCCAGTAAGTCCTGCTAATTGAGAGCCAGCCGTAGCACCGCCCAGAATACTAGCGCCCACGTTTCGGCTGTATGGAGTCGTTGTGCTGGCTCCCAAGGAGGCAGGGTTAAAGCCAAGCGCCGACTGAGCAATGCCCAGCCGCTGGAGATCAACATTGCGCAGTGCATCAAGCTGCTGCTGCTCAAAGGCTTGACGTGCACCGCCAGCACTCATTGCAGCCTGTGCGCCACCAAGGCGCAGGGCTTGCTGCTGTGCGCCAAGGTTGCCCAATTGACCACCAGCCGCAAGCCTAAACTGCGCACCCTGCAAACCAGTTTGTTGATTAAGTGCAGCAGCAGATTGCTGCCGTGCCAAGTCTGCTGCCTGCAATTGCACAGCCTGGTTGAATGCCGACTCGTTAAGCTGAGTGCCAAGATTGGCGGCCTGCTTGGCAAACCCTTGGTTGGTCAAAGCCTCTGCAACACCTTGGCGCGAACCGCCAAACGCACGGGCCTGCATTGCACGCTCACCTGTATTTTGGATAGCCATTTGCCTTGATGACTCCAAGTCAGCCAAGGCATTCTGGCGCACTAGGCTGGTGTACGGATTCATGTAGCTGGCAATTGAGCCAGCGCCACTCATGCCGAGGTTGGCTTGGCCCGATCCCAATTCGGCAGGCTGGTATGTCCCACTGAGTGCGGCCATCCTTGCAGCGTAGTCGGTGCTGCTGATGCCTGGGCCACCGAGGCCCGTATTGACAAGCTGTTCCTCACCAGCCCGATACAGCGGGTTGTAGCCTGCAAACTGTTGAACCGGCAATGCACTGGCCACGCCTTGAGCCTGCGCTATGTTTGAGAGAAACGCGTTCTTGATGTCAGGATCGATTGAGGTCGATGAAGTTGTGCTGCCGCCTTTTGACATTTTGTGCCCCTTATCCGAGTAGAGATTTCATTTTTTTGGCAGGAATCTTGCCATCGTTAATCATAGACAGCAGCCCCTCGCCGTACTTTTTAACCGCTGATTTTTTGATGACAAACTCGCCAATCTGCAATAAGCCAGCACCATCGTCTGGGCCTGGAGGGTTGGGGCCGGCAACTCGGTCAACTAGACCGCCTTTAAAGTTGCCGTCATAGCCACCGTAATCGCCTTGAGAAGGCGATCCGCCGCCTGTGATGCCTGCATCATCGCTAGGGTTGTAGCCATCACCCTGAGAGGGCATACCGCCGCCAGAGATGCCTGTATCAGTACCAGGGTCGTAGCTATCGCTGCCTTGAGAAGGCATGCCGCCGCCTGTGATGCCTGCATCATCGCTAGGGCTGTAGCTAGCCTGTTGCAAACCTTCTAAATATGCAAGCGCACCAGCGAAACTAGCTGCATCCCTAGCCGCTGCATCCCTAGTTTCTGCGGCATTTGCTGCATACGCCGCATTAAAAGAATTTAACATATCCTGTGGGTCTGGATACTCAGTTTCTGTATTGCTCCCCTGAAGAAGTTCACTGCCTCTGTTAGCGAGTAGCGCTGCCTGATAAGCTGCTGGATCAACTCCCGCTGCAATCAAACCTTGATCACGCACAACGTCAGGGGCAAAGTAATTCTGCAATTGACCAAGTGATGTATTCCCAAAAATCTTTTGGCCAAATTGAGTTACACCGGCCAGCGTTGGGTTTGCAGCGTAAAACTCAGCTTGTTGTGCTGGTGTCATGCTATCAAATGGTGTTGTCATACCACCACCACTTGAGCCACTGCCGGAGCCACTGCCGGAGCCACTGCCACCAGTATTACCACTGTAAGTTCCCAGAGGATTGATTTTCCGCACTACTGGAGCAGCGCCAGCAAGCAGCCCTCTTGAAGCCGGATAAGGGCTGACAAAAGGCTGAGTCTGTGAGATCAAGTCCCTGTATCTGTTTTGTGAACCGCCCACACCAGGCTGGGTCAACAAATACTGCTGATATAACTCTTCCATTGTTGCCATGTCATAGCTCCTTTGCTAGTACAGCCCACTGTGGACTGTAGCCCTCATCCTTTAAAAATGTCTTTGCCCAGCCCTTGCGGCCAGCCAAAGTCACCCGTGTGCAGCCAATTGACTTGCCCCAAGACTCAATCAACGGCTGCATTCTTGAGATTTCATCTAGGTCGCCACCAGCTAAAAAGACATGCATGTTTTTCAGCCTTGGATAGACAATGATTTCTGTCAGTATTACCGAGTTTTTGGCTGGCCACAGTTGCAGCCTGTTATCCAAAACCATCTCGGCAACATCATCAAAATAGTGTGTTCCACCAGAGTATTCTAAAGCAGCCTCAACATGATGGCGCAGCCTTTGCAAATGCTCTTGGTCGCTCATCTCTTACCGCTGGCCACCGCATCCAGCCGCATCACCCCGATGCGCCAATCTGCCAGCACATTACCCGTCACCTTCATGTTGACCTGCCGGCCAGAAAACCTGACAGAAGTCGGGTTGGCTGCCGTATATGGTCCAAATGTGGATTCCGTGCCGGTTGGGTAAAGCCTGGTCTTGAACGACACTACAGCCTCGCCCAAGGTCTGCTCATCGGGTATTACCTCACGAATACTCATAACATTGTCGCCATTGCCAATCTGTATTGGCCCAGACTCGGCAAAGAGTGTCGCGCCGTCATAGTCAAAGCCCACCTCATGCTCGTTGACTTCGCCAGCCTCATCGACCATCAGCGGCAGCGTGAAAACGCCAGCGTCAGTGCCTGCTAACCGCGCCAATGTGCCGATGGCCCAATGACCTTCTCGGTAGTTGTAGGTGACATAGGAGTCATTCTCAATGCCTGCATTGCTTGGGTAAAACCACCAAATCTCACCAAACTTGCTGTTATGCACAGCATGGACTTTTGCCCGTTGGTCTAGGTTGATATTGTTGAAAACGAAATCACTGACATCGCATGGCAGTGGTTTGGCGTAGCCGTCATAAATCCAAAAGCCCGACTTACTCATCCAGATAGCTGCCGTATCAATAGCGGCCACAGCTTGGGCAGAGATCAATCCGCACCCAGAGCCAGCCTTCTCAAACCCGTAAACAAATGGCGCACCGACATACTGCGCTGTATGCACATCAACATCGGTAAACAGCAGGTTGATGCCCTTGACCCTCTTGCCAGCCATCAGTGTGCCGGAGCTTGTCAATTCATAGTCACCGGCCAAGTTGTCTGTTGCTGGCGTCCAGAGGGTATTGTTCTCTTGGTCGCACCACTGGACTTTGCGAGGGTTTCCACCAGCGCCAAGGGCAAACAGGAATCGCTCGGCGGTCACAAGAATAGCCTTGTTGTTGGTCGGTGCGTTGGTAATTACAGCCGCCAGTGTCGGCGTTGTAAAGCCAAGCTGCCACTCGTAAATCTTGCCATCGTGGTCAGAGCAACCCACCAAGTATTCGCCCCAAGTGTCAAGGCTCCAAGTTGTAGCCACATTTGCCGTTCCAGTGTCGGGGCGTGGCACGCCGTAGGCAAAACTGCCATAAAGGTTTTTGCCGTAGCCAGTGGTGGAGGTGGAGTCAATAAAGCCAGTTGCAAATCCGGTTGGTGTGATGTCCTTCAAGACCCCTAAAATATCCATTGCAAACAGCTTGGAGTGAGTGCCAAGGCCGATGTAAGAGTCCGCAGAATTGTCGCGCCAAGTGATGATTGCCCTGCAAGCGCCGGTCACAGTTGACGCCGACTTTGCCCTCCAGCCGTTAACTGGCCGGAGCGTGTTTTCGTACCAGCGCACAAGGTTGGCATCGTGCCACCGCCCAGCAGACTGATATTCAGTGCCGTTGCGGTAGACGCCTGGGGGCAGTTTGATGGGTATGTACATGATTAGATTGTCGGTAGGTTGGACACAAAGCTAATTGTCGCAATGGCCGATGGCACTGCTGGGCGTGTCGGACTTGTTCCAGCAGCGTACTGCTCAATTTGAACACCAATGTCGGTTGTCCTCCACATGATTTCAACATAATCGTTTGCATTCAATGTCAAAAAATAATTCATGGCCGCAATCGTGTGGTACGGGTCACCAACACCCTTTCTGGGTGCAAAGCCAAACCTACTATTTGAATTTGCTGAATTTGTGCCATTGACCCGAAACCAGACATCTACATCTTGCGCAGCGTTTGTTGTATTTGTAAACTGAATGGAAAATTGTATGTTCCAGATTCCGCTATCGGCCACAGTGATTCTGGAGCCACTGGCTATCGTCACGCCATTGCTGAAGTCTGTTGTATTGAATGTTATTGGGTAGGCTGTGGTGGTATTGGCCGCCACCTGGTCGGTTGAGTCTTGAAAAGCCCCGTGGGGATTGTTCAAGAACTTGCCGCCTCTGATCCCAAACAGTGCACCCAGCGTGCTGATAAGGTTTCTAAAGTAGCCGTTCAATGACCCATTGATTTCCCCAAAGTACCGGCGCTCATACGCCTCTGGGGCAAAGCCCAAGCTGGGAATCGATGGGACTTCTAATTGTTGCTTCTTGTTGGCCATAGCATCATTATTGATCAGTCAAGATAAAAATAACTCTTTTTCGGCCACTCGGCGCTTGACAAGCCCTGGCAGTACTTTGCCACCGCCCTTAGTCCAAGCCATAAAAGCCTCTGCTGCACCCTCCCAATCACCTCGGTTGGCCTTCATTCGGATTGTGCTGCGCTGCAAGTTACCTAGCCCAAAATTGAAGGATATAGAGACCAAAGCGTCAAAGCGGCCTTGATGCCCAGCACAATTGGGAACAAGTCGTAAAACACCACGCTCAAAATTTTGTACATCATTTGCGAATAGCGAATTGATTTCTTCTTTTGTCCAAGCACGGTTGTCCTCCGATTGCAATGGATGCTCACTACGAATTAGCCCAGCGTAGCCTTCTTTTCTGACCATTGGCAAATTGATTTGCCCTTGGTACAGCACATGCCCGTACCCAATAGTCCAGATATTCGCTGGACACAGGTAGGGTTTACTCCTACAGCCTTCAAAACGATGCATCAAATCAGCACCAGCTTTGCTCAATTTCATTTCTTAGTCCAGCCACGGGAGCCAAACCAAAATCCAATGATGCCGCCCAGCATGGCCATCTCATCGGGACTGAAGATGATGTCGGTGTAGCGCAAAACATCATCCATGCTGGTAATCAGACCAGGGTGCTGCCAGAGATAGAAACACAAGAAGGCATTGATACAAACCAATTCAATTACAAAAATGTAGGTGATCGTGGGGCGAACAGTTCCCACATAGTTGGCCACCCATGTTGATGCCTTTGCCAGAACTGCCTTGTCATGCTCTTGCGCACCTTGCACCATTCCAGCCTCAGCCTCGGCCATCTTGGCTTCGGTCTGCAAGGCCACCTGCTCTGTGCGAATCTCTTCCACCCGTGCCTGCGCAGCAAACCCCGCAGCGGCCAATTGAAGCTCGCGCTCAGTCTGCATTTGGGCCAGTGCCAATTCATGCTTTTGATCGGCCTTGTTTTGGAAGTACTCAAGCAGCTTGGGCAAGCCGGAGATCAACAGACCGCCAAGAGTCGAGAATAGTGAGAGCATAAAAATTCCTACAAAGGGTTTTTAGAAATTAGAAAGTCGATGATTTGCTTGGAATTATCGGCTGGCAAGATATATAGCAAGTCTAGTAACCAGTTAATTGCAAGAACAGCAGCGCAGCACTTGATAAAACGATCAATCCCAAGTCGCCAGTCATCGCCAACATCAAACCATTTAAGTAGCGAGAACACATTACACACACCCTCTTGTTTTTTGGCAGAAGTCTATGAGTTCGTTCACACCGACAAAGGAGAAGAACATCAAAAAGAAAATAATAGCTATGACCAAAACTATCTCGGTCATCTCGTCTGCTTTTTCTTTGGCCTTCTTTTCTTCTGCTTTTAAGGCGCTAATCTCTTTGGCATCGTCCCTGTCCATCTCTGCTTGACGGGCTTTGATCTTGTTCCACACATCTACCTTGCCGGTCTGCATAAAGAGCATTTTTAGCTCTTCCTCAAAGACTTTGGCTTGATCCAGAGCCATCTCAATCTGGAGGGCCGTCCCCATGTTTGAGCCTTTTTTAGACCGCTTGGCCTCAAGCATAGCTTTTGTGGCTACGCTCTTGGCGTCAAACATTTTGCCAATCATCGGAGCCAAGCTGCCGAGATCGTTTGCTACAGCCGCTGCCTTCTTGACTAGAGAAATGGCTGACTGGATACCCGCTAGGGCTGTTAGCGGATCCATTATTTCTTCTCCCGCCACTTTAGACACCACACCAACAGCCGGTCTGATGACCAACTCCACCTCACGCACTCAAAGACTGGCGCGGGAGCTTGTGCAGCCGGTGGTGGTGGTGGCAGGGCGTCCATAGCTACATAAGCAGTTTTTTGAGCATCTCAGCGGCAAAGCCTGGGCCAAGCAGCGTCACAGCAATTAGGGCATACAAGATGTATTCAATGCGGCTCATGCGCTTGCCGCCTGACTCAAATGATTTCTGGATAGCCTCATAGCGCATCTGGCAAATTTCCTCATGCGTTGCTAGCTTGGCATCGGTTGCGTCTACTTGGCTCATGGTGCTACAGGCCAAGTAATTGTCCAAGGAAAGCCTGTCTGTGCTGGTACATCACGCAGTGCTTGGCAGTATGCGTCCCACTCAGGTGTCGTTGTCTGGTCACGGCGATAGCGCCAGTCAGTCTCAGCCAGCTTTCCATCACGGCTGGTGCGAACAGACTTAGCTTGCTCTGCGTCTTTGGCAGATTTGTAAGCCGCCTCTTGTTCGGCAGCAGTCTGGGCAGGGGTTGTGTCTGTTGCCGGTGTATCTGTAAAGACAGGGCCAAGCACATGCTTGGTGTACCACTTTCCGTCAACTTGCTCAACACCAGCAGCTTGGGAGTACTGATAGACCGTGCCGCCAGTGGCTTGTGGGCCTTCAAAGACTACATTAGCGCCCAAGGCTTCTAACACCTCAGTTGTTGTTGTTTCCCATGTAGGACCGCCATTGGCTTTTGTGTAGGCACGAAATTCTGCCTCGTACATTACTTGACCGTCTTGTGTTCTGATTTGCATTTTGTTTTTCCTTTAAGTCTAGGCAATCGCAAGAAACACGAATGTTCCTGCTGAAGCATTGATGGCTGCTGGCGCAGTGCTGCTTATTTCAAAGCCAGCGCTGTAGGTGTCGATGTAGTCTGTGCTTGTGACCTCAGCAGCAGTTGAATTCAATAAAAGATAGGGATCGTTACCTGCTACGATGCCCCGTGCTGTGTCCCAAACATACCAATCACCTGTTGAGTCAGTGCGCTTTATGAGTACAAACCTAGCCCCTGCTGTGAAGCCACAGTCAATTTGCTTTGTTGTGCCTGTGCCTGT